GGTCAATGCTTCGACCAGCTCGTCTTGACTCGCCACCTTTGCGTTGATGATCGAGCGTGCAACGTGTCCCACCGCCTGTTGACGATGTGTCGCACGCACGAGGCGCATGGTTTGTCCGTGACCCACTAAATAGATTCGTTGTTGTTTCATCTTCGTACTCTTACTTTCTTTGTGAATGCTTGTTCCATGTGGAGATTGAGAATGCTCCGAAGAACATCCATCCGATTCGACGCTTTGTTGATAGCCATTGATGTGATGAGCCAGTAGTGTTCCGGTGTGACGCCGATTGCGAAGCCATCGACCTTCGAGCGCGTGATGTAGCTCTTCGTCTTCGGCATCGGTCTCGGTAGCGCAACCTTTCTGCGCGTCACCTTCTTCTTTGCACTCACATTCTTTTTGACTACCACCTTCCGCTTCGTTGCTTGAACCTTTCGGGTTGCCATTGCTTGTCTGCCTATACGCAGTCAGAGAGATTGGGAGCGACCCAACCCTCGGGTTTGCCGATCTTCCCGCCAGCGAGAATCACGGGCTTGCCGTCCACCAACTTCGCGTCGTTCGAGTCGAGCACACGCTGGTCGGCGGTGGGCTTGTCGAAGTCAGCGAGGTAAGCGATGCCATTGCCTGTCACCTCTTGATCGCATAGCGAGTCGAGCGCGTCTTCTCGTTTGTCGTTCAACAGATGTGCCACCGTTGCTCCGGTCTTGATGCGCCGTGCAACGTAGGCAAGCTCAGAGAGCGCATTGCTCAGGATGCGTTTGTCGTTGTCGCCCGACACCTCGAACGCATCGAACAGCTCAATGAACTCTTCCATGTGGCAACCGACTTGAACCGACAGATTGGGAACAGTCTTCCCTTTGCCGCACGCATGTAACCACGCCGCAGTTCTGTCGAAGTTCGTCATCAGTCAGTACCTCCAGCGTTCTCGACTGCAACGTCCTCTTCAACGACAGGCGGCTTGTTTGCCTCATTGATCTGCGTGATGACTTGATTGCGAATGTTCGCGATCAGATCTGCCACGCGGTCATAGGGCTGTTGACCCATCGACTGGAGGATGGTGTCCACCTCGGGCAGGGTTAGTTTTACTTCTGCGATTTCCAGCTTGTTCATGCTTTCTCCTTTGTGATGCCAGCTTCAAAACGGCGTTGAGCCAAGAGGTATCCCTCGAGTTCCCACACCTTGTTCATTGCGTCTTCGAATGCGATGGATGCACCGATGTCTTCGTTGAACTCCTTCGGTTCAATGCACGCGCTCTTGCCCATGACCGTGTAACCGTTCTCGAGGTGCAACACACAGATCGTGGTGGTCGTCCCCGGCACGGTGATGAGGTCGTGTTGAACGATCTTCCCGTCGAGTAGCTCGGGGGTCAGTCTGTTGGGGATGCTGTCGATGGCCACGTAGGCTTCTTCGAACGCCTCCTTCGGAGACCAACTCGTGTAGCCATCCTTGTAGACGACTTTGTAGCCATCACGTCCGTCAGCGCCTTGGCGTTGTTCGGCCTCGATGATCTTGGTGCCGATGTACTTCTTCATGCGCCCACCCCCAATGCCTTCCACTCGCTCCACTTAACGTGCTGTTGAACGATGTCAACGACGACCTTGCCGTGCTGACGTGCATGGCCGATGAACGACTTAGGAATGCCGTACATCTTTGCGAGCTTCTTGTTCTCTGCACTCACTCGCTCACGCACGAGCTTGCGATGTTGTTGTCTGTTCATGCTTTCACCTTTTCGATTAGCTTGTTCCACTCCGACGACAGATAGATTCCGCTGTACTCGGAGAACGTCACGCCTGCGGCCTGAGCGATCTTTCTCAGTTGCACGGTGTTCTCGTGCTTGCAGGCTTCGACCTTCGCCTTCTCCAGATCAATTTGCTTCTGCTTGGTCTTCTCGATCTCATCGCCGCTGGCAGACTGTTGCCGTGCGCCGAAGAACTGCGATGCGTAGCGTGCAACCATCACGATGCTCACTGCCCAACAGATGGGCGATGCAATCACAGTGATGAGTTGAACGAAGTAGTGAACACAGATCCACACGACACCTGCGGTACCGGCAGTACCGGCCACCGACTTGATGGTGTCTAGGATCAGTCTTAGTTGTTCTGCATCCATGCTTTAACTTTCATGTGGGTCTCCTTGTGGTGGTTTGGACATAGCCAGATCACGTCAAGAGGTCTGTCGTAATCTGGGTGGTGTGCTTCCGCTTCCGCTCCGCACTCAAGGCAAGGAAGGGGCTTAACCTTCCCGTCCCTGACAGCATTCCCGAGGATGATGTGAGCGGCGCGGCGCACCTGATTCGCTTGCCTCCACCGCTCTGTTGCCCTGTTGTGCGACTCTCGTCCGGCTGGCGTCTTAATGTATTCGCGATGTCGAGCGGTTCTTCGCTCTCGCTCAAACACATAACGCCTCGCATCTCGCTCTTTGAGGCAGGACTTGCATGAGGAGGTGAGTCCATCCTTGCTTGCCTTGCGCTTCTGAAAGCTCGATTCATCCTTTGTTTCGCCACACGTTGTGCATGTCTTCATATCCAACTCCTAAGTCCTAAGTGATGGGATTATAGGAGGGGATATATTCGTCAAAAGGGAATATCATCCTCCATGTCGTCGAAGCCGCCTTTGCTTTGCGCTGGCTTCTGCTCACGACGAGCGGGGCGCTCTTCGCGCTCACGACGTTCGCCGCCACCGGAAGGCTTGCTACCCACCAGCTCGAGGTCAGCGATCATGCCGACGAGCCTCACGCCTTCGCCGCCATCACGCTTCTGGTAGGTCTCGATGTGCGGATCGCTGATCGTTGCGTAGATCTGTTGACCCTTGGTGAGGTATTGCTCGAGGCTTTCGGCACGCTTGCCCCACAGAGAAGCCTCAACCCATTGCGTGGGACGAGAGCCGTCGCTTCCCTTCTTGCCGTAGTTCGATGCGAGCGCCAGATTGATGACTGGGCCTGATGCGGTGTCGCGCAGTTCTGCATCCTTGCCGATGCGAAAGACGCCTGTGATTTGAGCCATAGTGGTTCCTTTGATTTAGTTAAGTTGATAGGTAGCGGTGGCGACGATGAGGTCGTCCGTTACCGGTGGTTTCTCCCGCTTCATGCGTGGAGGTTCTAGACCAGCCTCGACGTACATCCAGAACTCGGCGAGACGGATATAGAGCCATTGCCAGTAAGACTCGGAGCGCACGACGCGCTGAACGCTCATCACGTTCGGCGTCCAGACGATGAAGTCGCACCAGTCGCGTTGCGTGATCTCCATCTGTCCTTGCATCTGCGCCATGTAGTAGGGTGGTATGTCGCCATATAGCTCTTGCGACATTGGGCACTTGACTTCACCCAAGCCCTCACGCCCAACAAGAAGATCGGGTGAACAGCCAATCCAAGCCAGCGTCGGATGCGGTACGAACCCCACCATATCGACGCCCACATCCGAGCCAATGTGATGCGAGCAGTACGCAGAAATGGCGTTCGGTTCATTGTCTGTTCCCCAATCTGTTGCGGCGTTTCCTTCGAAGACCTCCAGTCCGAAGTGGCGACGCCATGCTTGTTGTCTTGAGCCGGGGCCAATCCCGGCGGCGGCGGCAAAGCTCGATGCGGTTAGCTTCCCCTCACGATCTTTGAACCACTGCTCGGTTCGTTGTTGATCGTTGTTCATTTGGATTCGAAGCTCGCCTTGAGTGCTTGCACGAACTCCTTCGTGACCTTCTTCGTCACGTCATCCATCGCGGTGTACGTGTCTCGCAGTTGCGTGAGCGTCTCGCAGTTGGCCAAGGCTTCTTTCGCGGCCTTGATCTGTTCGGCGGTGAGCTTGGGCTGAGGGGGTTCTGGCTTCACATCCTCTTCGGGCAGGTCTTCACCGGCGTAGATGTAGAGACCCAGACCGTGCAGAGCGATGGCCTTAGCCAAGCACCGTTGCATGGCGGTGTTGACTTGGAATGCGTCGGGGTGCGCGATGGGCTTATTGCGGTGATCCATCACCGGCAGTTGCGCGGTGCGCTCCACGCCGAATGCCTTCACGGTGCAGAACACCATCGCGGTCGCGCCGATGCGGACGTAGGGAACGTCCACGTTGATGGTGGTCTCGTCGTTGCCGATCACCTCTTTGCCAAAGCGGTAGTCCCACGTCGCGCTCGGGTCGCGTTGCAGGAGCTGGTCTACGGCGTAGGCCCAACTCAGGTACGAGAGGTTGTTCTTCTTCTCGATGTATTCGCTGACGTTGACCTTGCGAAGGTCGGCGAAGGTTTCTCGCCCGCTTGTAGGGGCGACAGCAGTTTCGGTTGTCATGGTGTGTTCTCCTCCAAACAAACCATCTTGTTTGGTGAACAAGAGTATCCGACCGCTTTGATGTTATGTCAAGGGTTCTTGTGTATTAACCCACTGGTCTACTGGGATTTGTGAATGATCGTTGAGGAAAGTGCGACCGCATCCGGCGTAATGTGCTTAAGAACTAATCCGAAAGAGTTAGTGACAACAGGCGTTCGCGAAAAAAAAGCCCCGAAAAACGGGGCTACTTGATTCTGGGCAAGTCTCTATCCGTGCTTTCGCCGGTAGCTCCTGTGCTCGGCCATGACGCCGAGGATCTTGATCTCGCCGCTCGACGACCGGATGACCGGCCAGTCATCGTTCAGCGGAACCAACTCGAACTCGGAGCCATCGCGCACGCGGTACTTGCGGAAGTAGAT